GCTGCCGCCCCTCCGACAATGGACACCCCTCCGCAGATAGAGAGGAAAATCTGTACAAATTCTGATATGCTCATTTATTCTCCTTTTCCCAGTAATATACCGGGACTTCATTTCCGGAATCCCATGTATCGTAATATTTACCGTTCTGTACTGTCACCACATGACCATCTATGCAGAGGATATACGTACCTGTCGGATGGTCTGTACAAAAGTCGTTGACTGTATAGATATATCGCTCTGATTGTTCAATCAGTTTGCGTCTGTACCCATGTTTGTAGAGGTACGCTCCCCAAACGTAATTAGCTGATGGCATATCTGACAGAACACATGCCTGTATCATTAATCCGGTAAAAACCGTTTCCCAGTCGAAGCCGGTTGCTTTGCATATTGCCCGGACAGCACAATCTCCGACTCGATTCCCAGCAGGATTCGGATTGTAATATTCCCACCTATCCATCAGTCAATCCCCTTTGCTGTTTTATATCTTCTTGCCGCTCCTCTGGCTTTTGCAGCGTTCTGGCGGTTCCACTTGGCAATCATGAGCCGGTCTTGCAGTTCCCTCAGGTCGTTCTGCTTGCAGTAATCTTTGTATGCAGCATTTTGTTTCTGCAAAAGATAAGACTTTCGGTCAAGGTCTTGTTGGAGTGCAAATCTTGTCTGTTCGTCCTTACAGTTATCAACCGCCGCTTGCATTCCAAGGACTTCTCGCTTCGTTTTGCGGATCCTGCGTTCGTAAGTACGTTGTTTTTGTTCTTTTTCGTATTGTTCGCCTTTGTTGGCTTTATCCTGTGTCGATAGTTCTGCATAGGGGTTAAATTCTCCATCACTGGCTCCGAAACTATGCCGACAGTTGACTCCTGACAGTCCGCTTGCTGTTCCATATCCGGTCAATGAGAAAGGCGGAAATTTCTTACTCTTGCCAGAACGAGAGTATATCTTTCCTTGCCACCATGCGTGATTTCCCGGATTCTCACCGCCGTCACCCGTTCTGGCTCCCATGTGTGCACTGACCAGAACTAAATCCCAGTTCATTTCTTCCATGCGTTTTAGGGATATATCTCCCGTAGCCTGCGCCACGCCGGTTCTGACAGAACGTGCTACTGCTGTTTCAATCGTATCGCGTCTTTTCTTTCCTGTCTCTTTGTTTATGTATTCAACATATACGCCATCACTCACAACATTATTAACTGCCTCTTTGATGGCTTGCGTATACCCAACTGCACCAGTCATCACATGATTATACGCAAGGTCGCATTGCTCGATATAAAGCCTCTGAGCGGCACTTGCAGTGGTTCTTGTGAAGTTCTTCCACTCGCCCATAGTCGCAAGCATATTTCGCTCCATGAGTCTTATCATAGCTGGTGACTGTTCGAGCGGCACAGTGCTTAATCCTGCCGCCTTGTATACCTTGTCATCATAGTTCATTGCAGTGATTCCGGCATCTTCAAACGCTTCAAGAAGTTCCTGCTGTTCGCGTTTGGTATACCTGGATAGTTCCGCCAGAATGTCCTCTAGCAGCTCACCAGATTCCTGCAGTGTTCTGATTCTCCACGCATCGGCATTAGTCAGAATATAGTCTTCACCTCTGCCGATTCTTGCCATCATTCTCGACACGATCTCAGAGATGATATACTGATGCAGTTCTTCGGCTATCTGCTCACTGCCCTCTGTTATCCGGCGTAAATATTCAGGACTAAGCATAGTATATCACCTCTTTCGATAAATGTCGTGGTACATGTTTTGAATTTTACTGGTTCACTAAAGCCATCTTTAGTTAATCAGTTATAATCACACATGATAGGCATTATTTTTCTAAACATAAATTCTGCCATTATCGTTGAGCCTTTTTGATTAAGGTGTAATCCATCTCCATGAACATCTGTAGACATATCTGTTATATTTGCTTCACAGGTATCGATGATATATACACCCATTCTTCTCGCCATTTTAGTGATTATTTCACGTTTCTGTCTAATTATAGGATACATATCTTTTGTTACACTTGTATCAAAATCAACTTTTCTCTGTAACGGTGTTACTAATATAATTTTAGCATTTGGATACATTTCCTTTAATCGCTGAACAGAGTATCTAACAGAACCTTGCCATGTGCTTCTGTCAACTCCATCTAAAGATTTTAATGAATTGCCATTATAAAATGCATTTTCAATTTCATCATCATTTGGGAAATTCAAATTTGTATCATTAGTCCCAGCAGCTATGATAATGCAATTAAAAGCATCAGAAGAAAAACCTATATTTTCGCACCACTTCACTTGATTTCCTATAAACTTATTTCCTTGATATGGTTTTCCATCATATATGATTCCTTGTTCATCATCGCACCATTTTGAACCGCCAACAGCTTGATTATATGAGTTAGCATGAGCAGAAACTAATTCTTTAAATTTGTCTACCCAAGAATTTACGCCTGTCATTGCAGTTATACTGTCCCCAAGGAACAACCATTTTTTGTTTGCAATAGATACTCCACCTGTACCCGAAGGAATTCCAGTAATTTTTGAGTATGGAATCATTATTTCTCGTTTAGAAGTTTCATAATCTGTTGCATTTTCACCTTTTTCAATTTGGAAGTTTGTAGGCATGGCTTGATATGTTTGTCTAATTCTCAAATATTTTGTATTTGATGGTGTCGTAAATGTTTTAGGGTAAAACCCATATGGGGTATCATATCGTGATAAAAATGTTTTGTTCTCATCATAGTAGAATATAGAAACTGATGGTGCTTTACCAAAATCAGTTGATGCAGTATATGTTGTTTCCGTTTCAACTTCAACATAACCTGTTCTTTGATAATTGCCACCATTTTTATCCACACCAGTATCGTTATCAATACCATATCCAGTCTCTGTCCATTCAGAAAAGAAAATGTTTTTCCCAATGACTACTGTTGTGAATTTAGAATCAAGTTCTTCCGCTGATTTTTTGATAAAAGGCTCTAAAATTTCATATGCACCTGAATTGAACTTTTTAATAGTTGCATTAAAAATCTGACCATGCTGTCCCATCAGTTTTACGCAAGTATCTTTAGTTGGACTCAAAGAATAAGTTAAAACATCAGTGCTGTTATTTGTTTCAAATAGTGTTCTTTTCCAAGTCCCATCTTGCCACTCTGTAACCACTCCAAATCTGTTTCTTGAAGAAAATTGGGCCATTACATTGAGAGTTTCACCATTGTGTACAGTCACCACTTCGGACAAAAAGAAGTTAAAATCATTCCTTACATTCCCGTAATTGTTTATCCATTTACCTTCTTCAACAGTAGTTATTGCATTCTTTTTTGTGTTTGGATACTCAACTATATCTTCCTTTAGTGAAGCAACATCATCTGTGTTTTTCTTAATCTGCTGTGCCTGTTCTGTCGTGGCTCCAGGCTTGACTGGATTCTTTTCAAGGTACTCATTTACTGCGTTCTTGATTTCTTCCGGCGAGATGTCCCCGCCAATTCCTTTCAAACATAATTCGTATAAATACTTCTCTTTTCTTGTGATTGGCTTCGGAATTTCGCCCGTGTAATCACCTGTCAGATATGCGAGGTACTTTTCTTCTCTCGTTACTGGTTTATCTGCCATTTTTTACTCCTCTCCAAATAATTTCGGCTCGTCTGGCTGAGCTTCTTTGACCATTGCTTTCGCTTCATCCTCGGTCATTCCTTCAAATTTCACGAAATACAGCCATGCCGGAACCTTGCCAGTAGTCACATACTGCCACCATCTTGCACGGTCGTTTTCACGCACATACAGAATGTCTCCGAAATCATAATTGACTTCATAAGCTCCAACAGGTGCAAGCCCGTACAGATCAGCGTAGACGTTCAATGCGTAAATAACTTCGTTCAGACAGGATTCCAGTTTATCACGAACGTCTTTGATAAACTGTACTGTCCTCTGCTGTTCCGCTTCTACTCCTGTAGCTGTCTGAATGCCGCTAGATTCGTTAAATACAAAATATCCGTTAGAAAATCCGATCTTATATCCTAACTGGCTTAAAATGGCATTTATGCCGCTTATACGGGTATCTGTGTTGAGAACCGGGTTGATTTCCTGGTAGAATTCTTTCTCGCCCTGTCCGAATACATTCTTAACAAAATGTGGCAATCTCATCTCGTTCCGTCTGTTCTCCATACCCTGTGGTGACATGGCTGCTACAGGCGTACCGCTTGGCATCAGCAGTCTATCATCTGCCAAAACTATCTTCTGAGAATCAAAAATTTCTCCGGCGTTTCTGCTGTATGCAATGTCGAGATCTTTTAACTCCTCAATGGCTTCTGCAAATATCGGCAAGCCCAATGGTGCGTTAATATCCACGTTATTCGCCTGTGGCGTCCGTAGAACTCCGTACAGAGGCCCGTCCAGCTTCTCACCGTTTGCTTTGAGTATCGGCGGTGTATCTGCCATTAGGTCAGCCCATTTGGTCTGTTTGAGGTCGATTTTATCACCGATACTTTGAGGAGATTTTGACGCATAAGCTCTGTTTGAAACATAATACGGATAAGTTGTCACTCCGTCCACTGTAGTCTCAGCAAATCTATGATATTCAAGTCGCGTATAGTATTTCCGTCCAACAGTGTAAGAATCCTTGAATATAATCCCTTTGATTTCCTGATTATCATAATCCACAATCATCACATCTGCCGGAGTAAATACGTCAAGGCTCTCGCCGTTTGGCTTGATAAATACCGTTCCATAAGCACATCCATATTCTACCCAGTGCCGAATCTGGAAGTATACCTTGTCAATCTGCTCCTGTAACCATGTAGCCCTTGCAGAGCCATCTATCTGAATGCCAATCGCCAGTGTTGCAAGTCTGGCTGTCTCTGAGCAGACAGATTTTGCAAAATTGATCGTCTTGATATTATTCTTATCATCTAACCACTCCGGCGCACCCCTATAGATGTTCGCACACCGGTTAATCAGTGATTCCATCTCTGGAAATTCTGCTGCCTGGATATTAAAATCCTCTTCGGCTTGTTTTTTGAATATCATGTTAAACCACCTTTTTAGTGTTGTTATAAGTCCCATTTAATCGTCCTCAAATTCTATCCAGTCAGCGGGAACTTCTAGGATTTTTCCATCCATGTTTACAAGTGCGAGTGTTGATAACATTGATCCTAACTCATATCCTCCGCATTTTCCTTCCTCACCAGTAAGAAATTCTTTATATTTTAAGAATATTGCACTCTTGGAAACGCTCGTTCTTATAATGATTTCTTGCCCATTTGAAACTATTTTTTTTCTATAGTATCATTTGGATTCGTAACAAAACATTTTTTTCTCATTATGCACTGTTCCCCCTTCTTCTCCACAATGATTCTGAGCCATACCGGACGGAATCTATTAAATGATTATCCTTGTCTGGATATCCACTGCAAATATTTCCATCTTTATCACGTTCATATTCGTACTTTTTGAACTCTTTGCAAGCATTTGGCGTTCTTTTCGGATCAAACACAAGCTTTCTTCTTTGCAGCCACTTCATAGAATATTCAATACTTCCCGGCCCTTTGATTGCTCCTCTTGCTGGGAGTCCTAAATCTCTGTAATCATTGATTGATTTAGGCTCGGCAGAATCGCAAGTAATTTCGTAATCGTCATACTGTCTTCGCTTGATTTCATTTGCAGTCCATTCATTTGATTTTTTGTTTTCGTAAATCTCGTCAATGAAATAAATTATTTCTCTATCTGAATCATAATGGATTCTGGAGAAAGCATATTTGTCCGGATACCAGCCCCAGTCAACCCCCTGATAAATTCTATCAAAATGACTGATCTCTTCGTCTGTGATAGTTCTTTCTTCGATATATTCAAAGATATTTCCACCATTTCCGTTAGCATGGCCTAAATACTCATTGTCGTAAGCATCTGGATTTACTTCTTTCAGATGTTCGGCATCTGCAAGAAATACGTCGCCAAGCCACTCTTGTTCAATCCCTAAATCGAGGTATGTGCTATGCACAACCATTACATTTTTATCTTTTTCTTCTGCTTCCGCCGTATATTCATTCGCCCAATTATTCTTGCTTCTCGGTGGGTTGAACGATTTAAACTTATACGCTTCATTACCGCCACGAATTGCGGACTGCTGAATATTTCGTATCTCTTCCGGACCCGCGAACTGGTCAAGCTCCTCGAACCAGACAATGCCGATATAACCAAATTCCGGCTTGATGGACTTAATCTTTAATGGATCATCAGCACCACGAAAGTATATCTTCTGTCCAGTAGGCTTATATGTAATCTCCATGGGAGATACTTTACAGATAAATTCCTCTGTCAGATTGAGTTTGTCAATTGCCCATTTCATCTGAGCATAAACAGAATCTTTAATGGTATTGCCTACTTTTCTCAGAATCAGTGCGTGCATATTTGGATTATTTTTGATCAGCTCCGGGATAATCAGTGATATAGTTGATGACTTCATGGATCCACGACCACCGGGAAGAATATACTCCGAATGCTTCTTTGCTCGGATATCCCGAATCATTCTGTGGAATACATCCGGAACAACACTCAGATCAAGATGATAAGCTTCTTGCAGTCTGGCTCTCTCTGCTATCCTCTGCTGTTCTTCTTTTGTTTCTTTAATAGCAAGTGTCTTTTCCAGATCATTCATAGATTTCAACTGATCGGAGAAGTCCGGGGCAAAACCGAACGAATCTTTTAGCTCACCTCTTGCAATCATGGAACGGCGCTGTTGGATTTCTGCCAGAGACATGATATCAGTTCCATTTTGTTTCTCGATCTCTGCCTGCTTTTTCGCTATATATGCAGAAATACAATCTTTTTCCAACAGTTTTTTTGTCGCATTCCTAATGATTCCATTAGAGTATCCGGCTTTCCTTGCGGCATCAGATGCATTTCCGCCATTCTTGATATATTCATCTGCAAACGCTTTCTGTTTAGGCGTCAAGTCCATCTAATCACCTCTATCTATCATCATTTTCTGACTGCCTCCCATATTTCTTTCAGGCACATGACTACATCATACTGGGATGCAGTTCGTAATATTTCATAATCACAATCTTTCCATTCTCCTCTTTTTGTAAGATGGAGTGTAGGTGTTGATATTATCGTTACTGTAATCAATCGTTCCTGCTCATGGCTGTAGAATTGTGATGTTCCGATTTTTATGATTAATCCAGTAGATAATATAGCTTTTTGAAGTTTTCTTGTAATTGCTTTTAAGTTCGCCATATTATCACCTCATTTCTGGCTATAAAACCCCCTAGTAACACTTCTGAGTATATTCTATCACAGGTCAGTAGAAAAGTTGTGGTACATGTTTGATGAATTTTTGCGCTAAAAAAGAGCCGGTAAATACCGACTCTCTAATTTTATCCGTCGCTTTGTAATTTTCTGATCGTCTCACCCTGATCTCCTGGACATCCCATGAAGCATCCCGGGCAATGTTCATAGAATGCGCATCTGATGCAGTCATGTGGACTGATTGAGCCGCAATATTGATGCAGTACTGCGAATGCTGATATAGCGAGCTGCGGGGTTATTTCTGGTGTAGGTTTGTCTGTCATGGCTTTTCACTTCCTTCCCAATCAAGTTTCTGTCCGCACTTATTACAATAAATAAAAGACCTATTAAGTCCTTCTTTGCAGCAAGGACAATTTCCTCTTGAAGTATAATAATTTCCAGAAAAATCAAGAATACATTTCATATTTGTGATTTTCTTAGGAATTTGTTTTTCCAATGCTTTAATGGCTTACATTCTAACTTCGTAAGTACATTCACCGCCATAGGCTGTGTCATCATAGCTTAATTCTTTTAATACTTCTTCTGGTTTCATATTAATCCTCCCTAGCTTCTATCATTCTTCTATTTCTTCGTCTGTTGCTTCTCCGTCAATCGTTTCTGTGTGATATTTCCATCCTGTCTGATATCCACACATGATGAATTTCTTACCACATTTATCGCAAGTGTAAGTTTCCGTATCTTCTGTGTAACAATCAACCGGTTTCTCTCCGATGTACGTATCTTCGTATGATGGTTCGTATTCTTGCCCACAATAAGGACAAATTATATTTTCATCGTCTTCATAATTCCAATAACTATTACTCATTCTTCTTCATCTCCTCCAACTGTTTTACTGATTTTCTATAATCCCTATTCGCAGACCGGAACATCATCAAGAGTATTTCAGATACAGGCCTCGCTCTGTTGGCTCGTTTGGCTTTCTTGGCACATATAAGTTCGTTTCCTTCTGGGACATATATTCCTACATGATACGGGATTTTCAAAGATACTGTTGCAGCTAATTCCCCTGGCATAACCAAATAATTGTAATCTCCAATGAAATTCAATCCATGGCCAGATTTGAAATCTTCAATAGATGACTTGATTTCATAGCAATAGCAGTCACCTTTTTCTATCCCGGAAACACTATTGTTCACTGGAACAAATTTCATATAGTCCACTCTAACTGCATGGTTTGTAGAATAATCAAACGTCACTTCTTTCGCCCAATAAATACGTGGATCATTGTGAGGATTTATTTTCTTTTCAAGCATGGCTGATAATTCTGCTGTAATCTCAGATCTTGTCATTTCTTCATCTCCTCCAACTTCTTCTCAGCTTCTTTACGGGTGAGGAATACGATTTTACCAATTCCACTCATTGGAAAAGATCCTATTATTGAACCGGTATGGTTTTCGCAATAAAATATAATTTCATCTCCTATTTCTTCACCTGCTTCTATATAACCGTCACAATATCCATATGAAAATGCTTTTATTTCATATGATTCCGTGTATCCCAAAATGTTATACCATAGCATATCTCCCACCTTACACGGCAATCTCACAAGCAAGCCCTGTTCTTCTAAGTCCTCGTAATCAGCAAGTTTTTTAATTGCTTTAAAATTATCTTCATCCCGATAAGCAGGTATATACTCTCCATTATCCTGTTTTACCATTATGAGTTTATCGTTTTCTCTTTGCGTTAATCTCTCCATCTACTTCGCCTCTTCCATCTGACTTTCTACAGTATCTGCAAGTAACTTCAAGGACTCAATAAATGAGTCCGTCAATGCTGTTCTGTCTGGGTATTTAGCGAATGTTCTGACAAGGTTTACTGCATCCTTGATTTTTTCTTCATCTTTGACGATTTCAGATGCTTCATACAATGTCTTTTCAGCACAGCTGTAAGTAACGATCTTGCTGTCATTAAAATTCAATATGTTTGGAAATGGAATTTCGATAGGGTCTAAATGGTTTTCTCTCGCCCATGTGAACCCCTGAAACTTTGCTATTTTCAGAACACTCAAATATTCTTCCTGCGTCTTTACAAATACGCTTTTCCCTGTTAAATTAATCATCAGAATCCACTCCTCCTGCAATCTCATCAAAACAATCGCTCCAGCCCTTTTCATAGCCCTTTTCATAGCCTTTTTCATATCCACTTTCATAACCACTTGCAACTTTTGAAGTTCCTTTTTTCTCCGGCAATGGTTTCAGCGGACACCACTCTGGTCTTGATTTACTTTCGCAATCATAATGCTCTTCTGTTATAAGCCTCATGTCACTATCTAAGCACTCAGCTAACTCACAACATCCCTCATATTCAGAATCGCCGCAGTACTCAGTTCCGAATGGGCAATCGTAACAGTTTTTCGGTGTATCCATCACTAATGCTGATTTATTCATTCAACTCCACCCTCCTTCACAAGCCCGATTGCTTTATCTAATGCCAGTTTGTCACACATTTCGCCATCCCAACAATCATTGGAATAGTCGCAGAATCCGCATTGTGCATCTGTACAAGCTCTATATTCCTTTTCTTTGATGGATTCAATCTGCTCTACAACCTTGTCCACATCAAAAGCTGTCGGCTGTTCGTCAATCTTTTTAAGAATCTCTAAATCATCAGAATATGCACAATGCACTACATGCTTCAGCTTGTCTGCATCAATCAGTCTGCTCATTCAATCACACCCCTCTTTCTCATCAAAAGCCGTCGGCTGTTCATCAATTATTTCTTTAATTGATTCCAAACATAAACGGCACATATAATCGTTGTCATTTTTTTCTTCTTCGATAGCTTCTTTTAGCTTATCTGCATCTATTAAGCGCATTTTTATTCCTCCCACACTCCCAACAACCGCATTCTCTCATACAGTACAGCGACGGTCTTGCGCCTGTATCCATAGAAGTCTTTTGGATTCATCGGGATATATCTTTCTCTGCTGATTTTTCTGTAACTTTTCCGGTGTAGGATATTCTCAATAACCATATCCGCTATCACCGTGTTTTTGGGGCAAGCTGACAAGGCGGCACCGGAAAGCAGGTATCCGTATTCTGCCGGAAAGTCTTTCAGCATCGTATTCAGTTTTTCAATGTCCTCTTCCGGAATACCGTAGTCTTTCAGCTTTTTATTCCTTGTCAGCATACCGTTCTCCTTTCTATTCGTCTGAGTGGTGCTTATCGTACATGATTGCTATACATACAAGGCCAGTCGCTCCGAATATGGTTCCAAGGGTAAATCCTAATATGAATGTAATCATGGCTCGTCCTCCTTAACATAATCTTCGCATTCCTCCGCATATTCATAACTGTCCATATCATCACATCTGCTCTGACAGGAATCTTGTTTCGTACAGCAGATGCAACACTGTGTTTCATTGTCTGGGCATTCTAATTTGCAATATCCCATTTAGTCCTCCTTATATGGTTCCGGAAGTGGCATCCATGCAACGCATTTTAACAATTTTATATATTCTTTCGGCCCTTCAAAAAAATCTATAATATGCCAACCGTCAGACGTTGCGTGCTCATCATCTGGTCTGTTTATGAATTCTGCAACCCTTGGAATTAACTGATATCCTGTATCTAATTCTCTGAACACTGCAAGGAACCAGTCGCGTTCCTCTGGTAATCTCTCACTCACCGGAATCCAACCATTTTCTTTCTCATCCTGTTCCAGATCAGCAAGAAGTAATTCTACAATTTTTGAGATATTATTTTTCGAGAAATAAGCTCCGTTCCCTGTGTTTTCCACCTCATTCTTCAGTTGAATTAATCTGTCTTTAATATGGCTCATGCTCCCACCTCGCTATCTTCTGGCATCTGATAATTCGAATGTCCATTTATATAAGCTTCCTGAAGCATATCCAGCACTTTTATGGCTTTTTCTTTTGTGGAATATCTTCCGACCATGAGTGAGCCTGTGCCATCTTCGACATAGATATCCTCACTATCCTTTTCAGGAAACGCTGATACTGTGCAAATATTGTCGAAATTTACAATCATTCTTTTATTCTGACTTCTGATTAACATTTTGTGTCCTCCTTATCTTTCTCACAGAATCCTCTGTGTTCATGCACTGAATACTCGATTCCACAACTCTGTTTCATGTATGCGAGTTTTTCTCCTGTCAATTCGCATTTGTGTTTTCTTGCATTCAGATACTTACAGGTTCCGTCACAGTAGCTCATTTTTCCTCCTTATTTTCTCATATAATTCAAAATATTCTTCCAATGTTTCTGGCAGTTTGATACAATCTGGTTCATAAGGTTTTGGATATACTGTATATCCACACTTCGGACATTTAATTTGTGGTGGATAGTATTCAACCCATTCCATGTTTCCACCACATTTTCTACAACGAATGTATCTCTCTACTTTCTTTGGTTTCGTTTTGAAGAATGAAGTGTAATTATTTTTTTTCATTTTGTTCCTTCTCTCAAAATAATGATAATTGGTTATCGCACTGTTTCTTCTTTCTGTTGTCGTCAAATTCATTTAAAACAGCTCTAATTGAAACAATGAACGGATGTATACTTATTCCCTCTATTTCACATACCATTTTGTCAAATTGAAGTTCCTTTCTTACTCTGATAAGAAAAAGTTTTCTGGATTCTTTTTCCAACACGGCGGGATCAATTTCTTCTTTTTCAATTTTGCTTGGTATGTACAGGCTTGGCGAAAGGCAATAATCATTTTCGATTATCTGATCGATGGAAACTATTTCCTGCTTCTCTCTGTCCTCAAATGTAATGTCTGTTGTCTTCCGATTCTTTTTCAGCACAATAATGCAAGTAGCTATTGATGTATCTTCAAATGTGTTCCCTGGAATATTTACAACCCTGTCGATTACATTTTGTTCAATAAACCATTTTCGCACCTTTCCTTCTCTCTGTCCTCTGTATAGAATGCCTGGAAACTCAAGAACCACCGCTATCCCGTTATCTGATAAATGATACAGAATGTGTAACATAAATGCCCAATCTGCTTTTGATGGAGGCGGTAAAACCGGACAAACCTTGAACCGAATATCGTTTTGTGCTCCATCAGGATTCCACTTAACTGAGAATGGTGGATTTGCAACAATGCAGTCGAATTTCATTTTTTGAAATTTATCATCTATTAGCGTATCTCCTGCATATCCTGTAAAGTTCGGAATATCAATCAATTTCAACTGTTCAGAATCTAATTCTTGTCCGTATTTTTTCACGTTTTCGTGAAACGTCTTTAACAGATTACCTGCTCCACAAGTTGGATCGTATACGCTATCCGGTTCAAAGTCTATATACGATTTAAGCCTTAATGCCAATTCTGGAGGAGTGTAAAAGATTCCATTATCCTTAAACTCTTTTCGGATATTTTTTATACTTTTTTCTTTCATGAACCACCATGTCCTTTTGTTTTCTTTCCAGAAATATGATGCACGATCTGCTTAATCTCGTGAAGTCTTGCGTCTACTTCTGAATCGTCCGGCATAAATATGACTTCACTTCTACCAATACTGGCTCTTTGCATTAATATCTCAAATGCTTTTTTGGCCTTTTCAAATGAGCCATATTCACCTAAATTGCCTGCTCTTGTACTTCCAATTACGATTTTTACAACAGGTTTGTCAAAACCGATGTATATACGCTCTGCCTTATCCAAGTTATAAGCTTCATTTTTTTCTTTGCTTACCGCAATCATTTTCCATCCTCACTTTCCCCATGCAAGCAACTGACACGCTATTGTGCAGTCCACCATAGATAGACTTCTTCACCGCAACTCCACTTTGTATCTTTCCCACGCCTCCGGCGTTCCTCAATCATTCGATCGAACGCCTGAGCTACCTGATTGTTCTATGTCAGCGGAAATTTCCACTTCTTCGACTTTATTTTTAATTTGCTGCTCATATTTTTTCCTCTTATCCGATAATCCCTGCAAGGAACTCTCTCTGTTCTCCCACGGCCTTTTTCTTCCGGATGCTCTCTTCCGGCATCTGTAACTCTACACAGGTCTTGATGATCCGGTCTCTGGTCCTGGTATCCACATTCAGATTATCGGTGCTCATGTTGGAAGTGTAGATTGTAATGTTTCCATCCTCCATGCGCTTATTGATTAGTCGGAACATTTCCTGTCGCTGCCATTCCTTATCTGCCTGTGCTCCAATGTCATCCAGAACAAGAAGTTTGCAATCCCGATATACTTGACTGGGATCCTCTTCTCCGCGATCGCGCTTGTAGCTGTCGCCAACAGCACTTATGTAGTCCGGTGCAGTCACGAAACGCATTTGCAGATCGTATTTCATCATCACCGATTTTGCCAGACAGCACGCCAAGAAGGTTTTTCCACTTCCCGGTGTCTTACTCCACAGATACAGTCCCTTTCCTGCCATTTCCCACTTCTGGAAAAGGTTCAGAAAGGTGGTGCACAAGTCTCTCAGTTTGCTCATGTCTCTCTGATAAATATCAAAATCGAACTTGCCAAGATCTGCATCATGGTACTCTTTTGGTACTCCGGTACGGTCCTGTGCTCTATAACCACCTTTGCACTTTGGACATCTGCGAGCATATTGAATTTCTTCCGGAAGGCCGTAATCATACACGGTGGCATAATACGTTTCCCATCCGGTCCCGTGGCATACAGGACATTCACCACAATCTGACTGAGTTAGTTGGTTCTGATTCATCTTTTACCGCCTCTTTTCTCGCATCATAATTTCCGTCAAGGACCTTAGCCATGTTGGTATCGCTGATCAGCCAGTCGAATGTTGCCCGCCAATTGCGCTTGTTTGCGCCTTTTAGGAACTCAGAAGCCTCTGCTTTTTCAAACAAAATCCGGAAGTCCTCGCGAGTGTAACCTGCTCTTATTCTGGCATTAATAGCTTTCTTCCTTGCTTCAGACATCTTTACCAGGCGGGGATACGACCCACAAACGGAATTGTACAATTCACGAATCGTGGCATAGATGCTGTTTTCAGGAGTTCCACTCTCATAATCTCCTTTAGGAGATTTATTATATTCTTCCTTTCTTTCCTTCTTCCCTTCTTCTATTGTTGTTAGCTGCCTGTTAGTTGCTTGTTGGTTGCCTGTTAGCTGATTGTTAGCTACCTTGTTAGCTGTCTGGTAGGCATCATAGTTTTTTACTGTAATTACGCTGAATTTACTGTGTTGGCTGACTGTTATCTCCTGTGTTAGCTTTAAGTGTTTTATGGCTGTCCTTACGTTCATAACTGTCAGTCCTGTTTCTTCAGCCAGAGACTGGTAAGATGTAACAAAAGAACCTCTGGGGATTTCCATTCCCTGAAACCGCCCATTCTTCCAGTTTGCCTTTAAGAGGATATGGAAAAACACGACTTTGGTGTTTACATCCGTGTACCATTCCCAATCAAGGATTTTCCTGCTGATCTTCACGTAGTCCATAACCAGCCTCCCATTCCCCATATATCTTCATCCATTCATCAAGCGGCATCGTAACCAGCCACTCACAATGGTTCTTCCTGTGGAACACCGCCGGAAGTTCATCCGGTTTCCGATCCCTCTTCGACTGTTCTACAGCCTCATATATATTTAGTTTTTCTCTTCTCTTCACTTCAATGTGAATTCCAGGAAGACCAACTACATCCGCATCTCCGTTGGATCCACAATACTGCTGCCCTCTTCTTGCCTTGTAACCATACCCGCGAAGGATACCGGCTACTTCCCTTTCTCCGGCAGCCCCTTTACTTCTGCTATTCACGTGTCTCCTTTCCCTCTCAGGAAGCTATAACAGATTACTCCCTGAGAGAAAGATTGTGTGATATAACTAATGCTTCTGATGGATTTTAAAGCATCATTACTGTTTTATGCTTCTGCTCCAGATGCCTCTGGATCCGAAGTAACTTCGTTATAGTCTGCGTCAATAACAGGTTCCTGTTCATTAACAACTTCAGACATATCTACACTGAGTTCTGATTTAACAGTCTCATCATTGGATACCTGCATAACAAAATCGGATTTGACCGGAGCATACTTGAGGCATTTCTTGATGACGGTCTTCTTTGCCATCTCCTCATAATTTGTTTTCCACGGGCTGTAGCTGCTGGAAAAGCTCTGGCTGAATTTTCTGGCATGATTGTCAATGTCTTCTTTGCTCATTACCTCAAAGCCATACCCACCGTTCCTTGCTTTCCAGAGTGCATACACAAGAATAAGTTCGCCTCGGTCCTTTAATGCCGGTTTATGTACCAATTTCGGTTCTAAACCCAGTTCATACTCAAATACATCGTTCTCGTACACACACTGCGCCTGCACTGTCTGGATATTGTCGTTTCGATAGACCATATCGATCAGACCTTTGTATCCGATCTGGAACTGGCACTCCAGTTTTCCTTTGTTTCGATAAGGAATCAGATATGCCTGTCCCAGAGGGGTATTCGGCTCCAACCCAAGCTGTGCCGCATTCATTAGTGCTCCAAGAAACGACATCTGACTGCACTCAGCAAGTTTCGGCGTAGTATTCAGTGCTGACAATGCCATTCTGGTAAAACGTTCCGGTGTGATCACCTGCGGTAATGCCTTCTTAATCTCAGGCTCCATGGCCTTAATCATGTCTGCGATACTCATAGATTTTGTTAACTTTACAGAACCCTTGCTCTCTGCTTTCTCTGCTAATGCGTCTTTTACTCCCATTTTTATTCATCTCCTATGAAATTTCTTTTACTGTAAATCTTCTACTCTGAGAAGCTGCCAAGCACTCTTTGTAAACTTCTGGATAGGCTGACCGCAGTTTCTCTGTATTTACACGACTCGAAGTCACCGACTTCCATGTAACCAAATAATTGTCAGAATCTGCTTTCTCGGCATCTTCCATATAAACCTTGACTTCCTGCTCAATCTGCTTCTTCTCTTTTTCCAGTTTCTCCTGAAGAGCAATAATTTCTACTCTTCTCTTTAATTTCTCGTCAAATCCAACCAATGAGATCATCTTGTCCGGATCAGATTCTTTGTAATATTTCGAAAGCAATTCTTCAGCAGCTTTACTCCCATCCGGCGCTGGCATCTTATTTGCAAGCACATTGTTGTTCCAGAAATCAGATTCTATGCTGATCAGCATCCGAATGATCCCCTCATCACGCTCGATCTTGTGCCAGATAAATTCTTTCCCAAGAATCACACAAGCGATATACCAGGCATCTGCTCCGGTCACAGCCATATAATGATGGCACTGAATCTCGTAAGATTCTGGAATATGTCCGTCTTTCCATTTATCTGCGGAATATGCAGAAGCCGTCTTGCATTCCAGTCCGGCATTCTCACCAACAATCAAACGGTCAACGTTTGCAAGCATAAATGGCTGTTCTTCTTTGTAGAAGATTGCATTTGCCCTGCGGACCTTTTTTCCTGTCTCTTCCATAAAACGGCGGGCTACATATTCTTCCAGATCACGCCCCTGTCTCATGGATTCGTTATCCTCTTTCTCAGGTAACTGCTGCACTTTATCCTGGAATACTGCGATAGCCGTGGAATAAGGATTCAGCCCACAAATGCTTCCTGCATCGGAGCCACCGACTCCCTTGCGACGGTATTTCAACCATGTGCTATGTTCCATATTTAATGTAGACACCAGTTTGTTTAATTTCATTTATTCATTCCTCCTCAAGTTTTAGCGGGCATCTCCCATTAATAAGCAGTTCCAGAAGACATTTCTTTGCATTTTCATAATTCTGGGATTCAGAGTCAAAGTCATAAAACTGGCACAATGTAAAACATTTTATGATTTTTCCAGAACCATTGAAAATATAAATGCAAGCTACAGACATGTTGTCATGCGCTGTATAATCAAAATTCACATGTGCCTGTGTTTCGTTCGAAACTCTCAGGCACAGCTCAAATAATTCCTTAATTTTCTCTTCGTTCATTTTTTCTCCTTTCATAAATTTCCTATCAGAATCAGACTTATAACTGTCGCTGTCAGAATCCGATCAAGCCCATTTGTCCACTCCCATACTGGAAGAAATGTCAAAAGGATCCCGATTGCTATCGACATCAATATTTCTCGTTTATGATATTTTTTCATTCGTATCCCTCTATCTGAGGAATGCCCATGCTACATTTGAAAGAATCAATGCCACCATGGTAATTCCCCATGCACAGAACCATTTCTGTGTCTGCTTTTTGGCTTCTCTTACGACTTCCACTGCATAGAAGTTTTCAAAATCTTCAAAGCTGGTTACTTTTGCGTTGCCCATTGTGCTTTTACCCTCGGTTTTCTTCATAAAAAATCCTCCTGTTCTCTTGCGAAATACAGGAAGAAATGTTATGATTGTCCTGTAATCCGCTAAGGTTGGTTTAGTGGTTTACGGCTCCGGGGCGGAGGTTGCGACTCCCTCCGGGGCACTCACTTATTAAGAGCAGCCTTGCCTTTCCAGACATGACCAGTCACTTCATAGACTTTCCTAGGGCTTATGATGTACGTGATTCGTCCACCGGAAAGGCTTTTTGCTGGCTTGTTATTCTGGATTGCTGTCCCGATCGGCAACCATCCGTACACAATTCCTGCTCTAATTGATGTTACAGGAAGTCCGATCAATTGACTCGCATCAGATACGCTCATACTCTCTGATGAGAACTCTGGCATCTGTGGAATGCCCGATATAATTCTCGCAACCTCTGCGGCGAACTGATGAACTTCTGCATTTTCTTTGATGTAAGTATCGACTTCGCTCATTTCATGCTCCTTTCATATTTGTTTTTATGAATTTTTTTTACCTTTGCTTTCTTCTTTCTCTTTTGAGTTTTGAATGGAGATTTCTTTCCGGTAAAATGTGTAAAATTATTTGCTCCCATTATTTACCACCTATTTCTCTATAAATAATTTCTTTTTGATATGTACTCACTTCCTTTTTATGCTATACTCTCCTTTGGAAAGGAGGTGTAAGAATGACTGATAATGAAAAACGCGCACATGATTTAGCCATTGCAGTTTGCGCTGATGTTTGCCATTTAAAGCGTCAATCTCAAGTTGATGCTGGCAAAACTCATGTAACTGTCGATTATTTCGAAGAATACATAAATGCTTATGAATCCGCATTAGAAGCATTCAACGAAAAATATCCATCTGGCAAATAGGTTTCTTATTAATCAAACATGTTAAGGAAATAGGTTTCTTTGATGTTCGCACCATCTTAGAAGCCTTTTTCTTTTTTTTCTTTTTGCTCATAAAATTTGCTCCTTTCTAGTTAAGAACTTTGAACTTTTTCTTTAAAAAAATAGTCCTGTATATCATCGGCAGAAAGCTCCAACAGATTAACTGCTTTGCAAATATCTGACTGTTTCCAAAACAGCTTTCCGTTAAGCTTCAACGATAATGTACGCTCCGACCATTCCATAGCATTCGCAAAGGAACTCTGACTATCATATTTTTCAATGATTCTTCCCTTGAGTTTACTATAATCAAATGCCATATCTGCACTCCTTTCTAGTTCAATGTTTTGAACTGATTATAATATAACATCGCCATTACGCTATGTCAATACATTTTTTCAATATTTTTAACTTTTTTGTTTTAAGTCTTGAACTTTTGTTTCATATGTGATATATTATCATCAGAAAGCGAAAGGAGAATAATATAATGGAAAAAGTTAGTTCATCAGAAAGATTTAAGACTTTGATGAACGAACGTAATCTGAGACAGGTTGATATTCTTAATCTTGTTCTTCCATATTGTAAGAAATACAATGTGAAAATGAATAAGTCGGATATTAGCCAGTACGTTTCCGGAAAGACAGAACCTAGTCAAGAAAAACTGGTTGTCTTAGGAATGGCACTAAATGTTTCAGAGTCGTGGTTAATGGGATTTAATGTAGGACGTGCTAGAAAAGACACACCTAATCAGGCGAAAGAAGATTTTAATCTGATTTCAAAATTCTCATTATTAAGCGAACGTGATCAGAAAATTGTTTTAAGTCTAATTGATTCCATGCTTTCTAATTAAAAAAGTGGGGCCTAATCGCCCCACTTCTCCAGAAATAGTTTTATGAATGTGTACAGGTATTCTAATGTACCTGTCTTTTTTATTCCATTTATCATCCCGATAATCTCTTTCTTATAATCCATAAATAACCCTCCTTGTCACAACTATCACCTACATTACAGTATATGTCCGGCTGTGGGAAATAGAACCAAACATTTGTTCTTATTATATCAACCCACAAGTCCAATAAAACGGGACACGCCTAAATTTCCTCTAGCTAACTGCCAGTGGTACACTGGAATATTCGCAATATCGAATATAATTTTTACTTTTGCAAAAAGGAAGTTCACTTTGAGTGGAATTTTTATTGTTTCTATAATATCATCTGTTTTCAAAATTCCCTTCGCGTTCTTGGTCAAGGTCGAATGTCTGCACATATGTTGAGCAGAGTATATGTCGGAATCCTTATGCACATAATCATCCACGCACATTGGCAGATGGATTATATAATTGGCAAAAACTATAACCGATATCAAAATTAGTACTTTTTCGATTCTTTTCATTTCAAAATCACCTAAAAACGTATATTTACAACTATATTGTATGATGCTATAATCAACTATAACATATAGAATTCTTATTTGACGCAAATGGCGAAAATGACAGTTTAAAGGACTGATTTGCATGAAAATTGCGATTTGTGACGATAATCCTTTGCAGATTGATTTTTTTAAGGCTCATGTTGATGAGTTTTTGAAAAAGCGTGGAGACAAGAGCTACACGCTAAACACTTATAGTAGTGGGAAGCCGCTGATTGATGATATAGCAGACGGTCAATGGTACGATATAGTCGTGCTGGATGTGGTCCTAAATAATGAGAATGGCATAAATGTCGCAAAGCAGCTCAGGAAAAATGGATATAATGGCAACATTGCCTTCTGGACAGCATATAAAAACTATGTATTTGACGCATTAGACGTCTTACCAGTGCATTACATCATCAAAGGTTCTGAACATGGACGCATGTTTTCTGTCGTAGCGCACACGTTGGAAGATATCCGAGAGAAAGCCTTAACTATCAAAAACCGAGACCACTTCCACCGGGTAGAATTCCGGCATATCGAATACATAGAAAGCCGAAATAAATCAATTCTCGTCCACTGTACTTGCGGCGTTATGCATGTAGCACGTGGAAAGCTGTCAGATATAGAGCCGCATCTTGATAGAAGATTTCTCCGTTGCCATCAAAGTTATATCGTCAACATGGACGAAATTAAAGATGCATCAGATCATTTTGAGATGATATCGGGGGATATTGTTCCAATCAGGCAGAGGGAGGCTGCCAAAATAAGGAATCTATATAAGAATTATATCGAGAATTTTGAGTAATCGTGTCAAAAGGGGGAAATATGAAAAAAATACGAAATGTGTTGATGATCGTTTGGACCGCATTAATTGTATTAATGATTGTGGCCTTGATGAGTTCAAACGATCTTTCATCAGACAATATTATGGTCGTTGTTGTACTTGAGGTATTTGGAATTGCTGTTTTGTATCTTATTTTTGCACTTTTGCTGTCTATTAAAAATAAGGTTCAAAAACCTGCAATATCAAATAATTCCGTAGCAACCCAGCCAGCGGTTGTAGAAAAACCTGTTCGAGTATTGAATCTGAGAGTTATATCCGGTAAGGAGGATTTTGAGCTTGGTTCCAAACACGCAAGATTTGATTTGAAGCAATGGAAAGATGGGTCTGTTACAGTGTCAGATGCTCCAACCAAATATGAACTTTTCGACTATGAATGGAACGGGCCGGAATACAGAACAGTAGAAAAGACAACTACAACATCTCACACTAAAGGGAAAAGTAAAGAAAAAACGAAACGAAGAGGGCATTTAGCAGGAGCCGTTGTTGGAACCGCTATTGCTCCGGGAGTTGGAACTATAGTCGGTGCAGCTGTTGGAACTGGAAAGAAAACCAAAGGAAAGAATAATTCCACTACTACTGGAACTGCTAACACAACAAGTGATAACATTGAAGTGGATTCTTATGCATCTATGAAAATGCGGAATATCGAAACCAATCAAATAAATACTATTGGATTCCGCTGTAGTTCAAATATAGATATGCAGTTAAAGAGCTTCAATATTTCCAAAAGCTCTGATGCTGTTGAAAATGTTCGAAATCAGAAAACATCCGTTGAACTACTGAAGGATTACAAAGAGCTTTTAGATAGCGGTATTATTACTCAAGAAGAATTTGACCAGAAAAAATCAGAACTTTTATAAAAAAGAACCGGCTCCTGCTACCAACGGGAACCGGTTTTTGAAAATACTTGCATCACAACTGAATAGCGAAGATGATGCGTTACACACAAATCATATTGTATCATCTTCGGCTATTTCGGGCAATACAGAAAATTTGTTCACATTTCAAACAAGGAGGAACATCATGCCGAAGAAAAGAAAAACTTATCCAAAATTACCAAACGGATTCGGGAGCATCCGTTATCTTGGCAAGAACAGACGTAATTGTTATGCCGTGCATCCACCAGCAACGATTGACGCGGAAGGAAAAGCGATCCGTCCACCTGCGATCTGCTACGTTGACGACTGGCTGAAGGGGTTTGCTGTCTTAACTGCCTACAAAGCCGGAACATATAAGCCAGGAATGGAGAATGACTTGCCTGTATCTCCTACCGCCGATACAGATACCCTTGTGAGCCGCATATTGGCTGATTACGGGACGATAAAAGGAGTAGAGGGCAAACATCCAGATATTAAGAAATTAACGTTTGCAGAGGTATATGAACAGTTTTACAAGTGGAAATTTCCAGAAGGAACAAAGGCTTCATACAGTTCCATGGAATCCTATCGAACAGCTTACTCGAACTGTAAAGCTTTACACAATCGCATATTCGAAGAATTAAAAGCACCAGATCTACAAGACGTCATTGATAAATGCACTCTGAAAAAGCAAAGTCGTTCCATTATCCTGACCCTTTTTAAACAGATGTATAAATATGCTGTATATTCCGAAATTGTATCAGAAAACAAAGCGTTGTATGTACAAGTTAATGTTGATGACGATACAGAACACGGAACGCCTTTCTCCGATCAGGAATTGCAAATCCTGTGGAACAATACTGATGATCCAGAAGTGCAGCTTATTCTTATTATGTGTTACTCTGGTTGGAGAATTGGTGAGGTCCTGAAACTCAACATCAATCTTGACGAGAGCTATTATCAGGGCGGTTCTAAGACAAAGGCTGGAAAAAACAGAATTGTTCCTATTCATCCGGCAGTATATGATTTCGTTCGAAACAAAGTAGAAGATCAGGGAAAATTATGTGTATATACCCAGAAATATCACCGGGACAAATTCTTTTACCCTACACTTGCACGGTTGAATATAGTCGGTACTCCCAAACACACGCCACATGATTGCCGACACACATTTTCCAGGCTCTGCGAAACATATGGAGTTCGGGAAAATGACCGAAAGCGAATGTTGGGACATTCATTTGGCGGAGATGTCACAAACGCTGTTTACGGACATCGGACACTCGAAGAACTCCGTGCAGAGATTGAAAAGATAGAAATGCCATTTGTGACTAACTGTGACTAACCGTTCCGTTTTTAAACGTTTTTAATTGCTCTATAATAAACGATAGGAATGCCGGAAACCTTAGTAAAATCAACACTTTTGGTGCTTTTACTATGGCTTCCCTCATTTCATTTTCATTATTTTTATTTTATGGGTTATAGTTCTCGAACAGAACTTCATATTTTATAAAAATCTTTCAAAATACACGGTTTCTGGGATTTTTATATTAAGTAACAGAATCAGTGATTTGTGACTAACTTGTGACTAACCACAATAATCTATATCTCTCTATACTATATTAAAACAGATGATACAATATGCTCCCGGCAGCAGGTACCTGCTGCCGGAATTTTACTTTATACTCTTCTGATAAATGTAGCTGATACAAAGCCATAATACTTACCGGCGATACGAATATAGTACCAGTCTGTGTTATCAGATGCTTTAATCGTATCGCAGACATCAATCAAGTTGTTCTTTTTGAGCAGTGGCCATTTCTTGATCTTCGGATTTTCTGTGCCTGGCCAAGAGCGGACGTTGAGTTCTACTGCTGTTACTTTTCCCACCCATTTCGGAGTTTTGCTGAGCTGTACTGCAGTCTCTGTGGATTTCTGGTCTGCTGTTGTACCATAGTCGATCCATACATAACCGTCGATCGCGGAGTCTGTGAGTTTGTATTTTTTATTACGGCATGCTCCGCCGTTGGCTACGACACCTGCCGCGCTGGAAGTGTTACCCTCATTGGTGTAAACGTATGTGCTGTCGAAGCTGTTGATGGATCCAATGTGTGATCCGTTCCGGAAGATGATCAGCGCGCCTTTCTTCGGTGTGCTGTGCCAGGTTCCTTTCTGTTTGGCATGAGCCGTTACGTTCTTACAATTGTAGAAGCCGCCACCCATGATCTGTAAGGCTCTTGCCAGTCCGAACACTTTCACCAGCTTCCAGAACTGATACTCTGCACACCACGGCTGAGCCTGACAACCCGGCTGTCCCCAATTGTCTACATCGCGAGCAAACTTGGTGTAGTTGTTATATCCGGCATTCTTCTGGAAATCATCAAGATAAGCATTGCTTTTCTTTTCAAGGTATCCACCATTTGAGGCATAATAATCACCGAGTTCTGTGAATTTCTGTAATTTTGTTTTACTCACTGTTCCCTCTTCTTTCTTTTCCGTCCGGTAATCCGTATAAAATACGTCCATATCAACATCCTTTGCATTGATTCCCGCTACTTTTCCACTCTCTGAATACTGCCAGCCGATACCAATGGACGGTCTGAGCCGTTCTGGAATAGTTCCGTTGTCATTATTCGCATATCTTGCAAGCCACAGATCGTATTTCTTGAGGTTGTCGGACAGGTAATTATTATACCAGTCCATATTGCAATAGATACCAACCTTATATCCTGCTTTTTTTATTCTGGTTAAAAATGATACCGCAATATTCTCGATTGCCTGTTTTCCAAGACTTCTCTGCTGTTTCCATTCAAGGTCATAGAACACCGGAAAGTCCAGTCCGCGTCCGTTCAGTACTTCGATCACGTTCTCAGCTTCTTCGACAGCCTGTGCCGGTGTTAAGGCATAACTGTATTTATACGCACCTGCCAGAATACCGTTCTGCTTGCATCCTTTATAATTATGCTCAAACGAAGAATCCGCACCATATCTCTGATGGACTCTAAGAATTGCTACTTTTACGCCGGATTTTGCGACTTTTTCCCAATCTGGCTTGCCTTGATCTGATGATACGTCAATTGCTTTGATTTCCATAATTAATCCTCCTTAATAAAAAACAATAACATCAAGTGTTCGATTGGTTAACGTCTTTGTACTTTTGCAGGCAACTCGAACGCTTGAAGCTGATGATGTCGTAACAACAGATACCATAAAAGGTGATCCCCCTCTTGGAATAGCTATTACTGCATTTGGTACTTTCGGAACAGATATAGAAATATCAACTTGTTTCGTTACTTCTGCTTCCAGATCGAACGCACCTGATGTAAATTTTCCCATTTTGCGATAATTCTTTCCATATATCACATTTTCTATGCACTCCTTTAACTTAGTCCAGGTTATTTTTTTTAATAAATTATCGGAAGCCGTTACGACAGGCATTATATTTGCATCTTCCATTTCTGTGGCTTCAGTAAGTTTGCTCAACACTTCTGTTTTTAATGAAGTCGCCATGGTATCACTCCTTTCTCAAAAGTTGTTTGATTTCGTCCAGTTCTTGTTTAAGAGAATCTATCTCCGATTTCTGCTGTTTCAACATTGCGAACATTGCCGGGATCATCACACGATAATTCCAGTCCTCGATTTTGCCGTCTTTATATACAGCCGCCTCCGGCATATGTTTTTTCACATCTTCTGCAAGGAACATCGGCATATCTTTCCCGTTAAAAGGATCAGCTTCCGTAAGATAACCATCTTTATATCTCGCACGAACCGGTTGGATATTGTACCACTGCTCCATGCACTGTAGATCTTCCTGAACATCTTTATACCGTTCGGAAGATGAGGACAGATAAGCTACCGTTGCTCCGTCTTGCGAGAGAACCAGATGACCGCCGGATGATACGTGTGTTAGATTGTATAATCTGAGTGTTTTTAAAATATCTATGGCACTTGTGACTTTTACTCTAACTACTCCATCGCTATCCGGTAATCCCGTCAACTCTTCAGTCATTAAATATTGTTTCGCTTTTAATACGTTAAAAAAACCGTTGATTTTATCACCCAGAAGAAAAATAGGTTCATAATATCCACCAAAAGATTCTGTGGTATAATCAAATTTAACTGTACCGTCTGTATTTCCGTACACACGACCACTGAACCGGTTCAGTCCTTTTGAACCATAAATAAAACCTTTTTGCGTACTAGACCATTGACCTGTCGTAACTGTAAAAGGGTTGTCTGGAAAAAGCATTTTTCCATCCACTATTGCGGCGGTACATTGCCCCGTTTCGTTATAAAACACGTTTCCGTTGCTAGTTAATTTGTATGATATATTTCCTGATTCATCGTAAACCGCAAGGATACCATTTCCATTATTCGCTCCGCCCAATGCCAGTTCGCCACCTAACGCCGCACTAAAGCTGATATACAGCTGGCCATTCTTGTAATACAGGCCTTTCCATGCTCCGTTGTTGGACAGGATATTAACGATGTCCGTCTGCGTTAAATTGTCAACATCAATAACTACCGCAACGCTCTGCATATCGAGCATATCTGTAATACCGCCAGCCGCATACAGTTTGCACCGGATATTAGTTACATCGCGTGGTATGCCAAGTGTTGTACCATTTCCATCTGTTATGGTTTGACCATTTCCATCTGTCAGAACAGTATACAGATAATGTTTGACTGAAGTTTCATTTGCAGACGATGTATAAATAGTTTTCCATGTGTTCCCGTCGGCGGTTTCCTCAATTACAAACCTACCGCTATATGCGTATCTGGTAGCTGAGTCGCCATCACGGTAATATGCGTTGAATTCCAAGAAGTTTGGACTGATAACCTTATCTGATCCGCGTTTCAGAACTGTACAGGATGGCTCGATGATGTAGGTTCTTCCCGGCTTTCCATCAGCTCCAGGATCTCCTTTTTCACCTTGAAATCCATTCTTTCCAGCTTTTAACTTCGCAACCGTAAACCGCTTCGTGATTGACAATGCC